TTTTTTTTGTCATTGGTGTCATAAGCAACACCACGGTATGTGACTTTGGCCATTTGGTTTCTCCTAAAGTAGTTGGACTTTTTACATCCGTTCCTTCAGTCGGCTTTTGCGTCTCCCGTAGGAGATGAACGAACCCGTTCCGAGTCGGCTTACTTGCGTCTTATGGTTTAAAATCGCATTCTTCTTCTACTTTAGTTTTAAAGTAGTCTATCAAATCTGACTTTGATTGTTCATCAAGATATTCATCTTTCCGAACCTCTGAAGCCAAATCTTTCCAACCGTCACATCTGATAGTCCAATGGACTGGTTCGTGACTAGCAAGAAGTGATAGGTAAAGTATAATGCCCATAAGATGAACGATGTGTTTATATTAACACATTCATAGTATATAGTCAAGTAGTTTTGTATTTTATGTTACAAAAGACCCCATATTTGAATTGTACAACGAAAACCTGTAGAAACTGGGGTAACACAATGATGCTCATAATTATTATTAACAACTAAAAATTTTTTCTTAGGAAGTATTGTATGATGACCATGCTCATCCTCCCAAATAAACCACCCTCCCATATTAGGATGCCATTCATCATTAAGATATAGACTAGCACCAAATAATCTATTAGGTCCTTTATCATTATGCCAAGAGATTCCAGATTGAGGTTGCCAAATATAATAATTTAATTCCAACTCTCTATATTTTGGAAGTGATGGTTTTAATTCTTTTTCCAACAAATGATTTATATTATCTGATACAGGAGTGACAATACAACTACCATCAACACCTTGTTTTACATCAGACCCCCAATTTAAACTACTTGATCTCCAACAATTTTCTGATAACTTTTCATTAAGTTCCTTTACACATTTTTGGTATAAATCATCAGTGATAGAATCTTCAATTAATATCATATTTTAAAAAACCCTACAGGTCAAATTTTTGGCGGGATTTTTTTTCGACTATTTTTGTAACTACTTTCGCTTTTTCTTTTTGGGACCTTGTGCTGATTGATATCCCCATAGATTTGGTTTGATATTACCATAACCATAATCAATAGACTTCAATCCACTCTTAAACTTATCGTAATACATATCAAATACATTTACTCTTGTTCCTCTAGTCAAGTCTTGATGTGTATCACCATTAAATTCATAAGTCACAATAAAGCAGTCAGTTGGTGCTTCAGTTGTCCTTACATCGCTTGGTTTTCCATTTTCAATTACGATTTCACAACCATAAGTTTCTTTTGATGTGTCTTTCTCCTTCTTACTCCAAATAATTTTAGTCTCTTCTTTCTCTTTCACTGTGCTCATGATCTACCTCCCCAAGTTATCTGTGGATATGCTTCTGAAACAACTTCCTTTGTAATCTTATATTTTTCAGAAAGTCTTTTATCTTTTACTAAAACTAGTATTTCTGCCTCAAGTGGATGTAATCCCTCAAGTATGTTTATAAACATTGTTTCCCTACGAAGACTGCTTAGAGAATCATTTCCACCCTTAACAAAATTATAAAATTTAGAATATTCTTTACGTATGGTTGATTTGCCTTGATCTTGAGAACCTAGTGAGTTAGAACCCATTTCTGCCATCTTACCAACAGCATCATTTATTTTATCAGATAAAGTACCTGTCATACTATTATCTTCTCTGTTAGTTCCGTATGGAACATCACCTGGTGGTAATACTGAAATGGCAGTCTCATCAAAATTCCAGATCAACACTGTCATAATTGAGTCGTGTGCATATCTCTTCAATACCTCAACTTTCTTTGCCTTGCTTCTTTGTTTAGAAGCAGCATTAAACACCTCATAAACAAAGGGATTTGTTGGTAAAGTTGGTATAGGTGTGCTAGAAGCTTTTGCCTTTACAGTTTTTACTGTTGTTTTTTTAGTCGTCGTCTTCTTCGTCGTTGTCATAATTGTTTTCAAATCTAAATGCTACAATTTCATCTGGAACAAGGTTTCCGTTTTGGTCAAACATCTCAGGGTGAACTTGTGGGTTCTCCTGATAATTTAGCATATAATCTCTGGCAACCCATCCACCTATTACTCCTACAAATAGGAATCCGATTAATAAAAAGGAACCAAAAACTAAAGTTACGGCTAACATAATACCCCCTGTGTTTATTTTTTTATATCAATAAAAAAGTCAAGGTGAACAGTTATCTTTCTACGAAATAGTGAGATAACTTTATTCAACCCAATACTAAATGATTTAGGTCTCTTTTTTTTACCTCCAGAGAGAATTAACTCAAACCCACGGTCAATGTGAGAAGTTGATTTATTTATACCGTCATTAGACGATTTTCTTTTCTCTGAGATATTTGATTGTATCAACACATCCTCCTAGTTTTTTACCGTCAACTTGCACCTGTGGAAAAGTAGATCCTTCTCCAAACTCAGAGACAAATTCATCTCTACCAAAGTGCTCATCTAAATTATACACCACATAAGTAAGTTTTGTCAAGTCTAAAACTTCCTTTACCTTTTCACAATATGGACATCCATCCTTCGAGTAAACCGTAAAGTTCATATGTCTAGTTAAATAATGATTTATAAATTTAATATTTTCTTATTATATCACATTTACCAACTACTTGGTAGACTTTGATTTTCACTTATAGTTTTCTTATCAATAAGTTCCTGAATATTATTACAGATCGTATATTTGCGTACTATATTTAACTCTGTTCCATCTATCCAACTCTTTACAGTATCTCTGCTAACTTTATCATACTCAACATAATTACCACTATCAGGGGGAGAAAGATAATGCTGACCTTTTGTAGTCATAGTATAAGCGACTCCAGCTCCTGTCGTATGAACTCCTGTCAATGCCCAATTTACCCCATAAATTGGATTTGTAAATCCAGTTGCAATCCCTATAGGATTTATTGGAGAAGTGATTGGTGAAACTATCTCTAAATCGAAATAGGTATCATCATAGATATTTGGTTTATTCGGTAAAGTCATAATTTTTTTTATATTCTATATTTATTAGAAATCAGCAATTCTACATGCCTTTACATTAATCGCTCCATATGATCCATGAAAACCAGCAGCATTTTTTACTTGAACTCCAGCAGTTGTATGTCCTCCTCCTGGTATCATTCTAAACAAAAGGCGATGAGAACCACCACCAACGTGTGCTGTTTGGAACGGTATAAATTCAACATTACCACCAGAGGTATTATTCACACTTACCGAAGAAAAAAGGAATGAAGCTTGCATCAGATATGGAGAACCTGCGTTACCACCATTAGCATTGTGATACCAATATGCAGATATAAGGTAAGTATCATTATATCCTAGTGAACCAGGATTTATTACTGTATTCCAGTTAGTGCTCCATCCTCCTGTATTAAATGTTTGATTATAGTCACCGAATTTTGATACAAAACTCTTGGTTACTGCAAGAATTTCAGCTGAACCAGTTAGAGTGATTGCAGGATTATTATAAGCAACTAGTTCAGTGCTATGATTACTTGTTGTTCCAACTCTTCCTACAGGATTTGAAATAGCCTGCATAGACATTGTAACACCTGAAGAACTTCTTGTTGTGCTTATTACTGTGTTGTTACTATTCGTTTGTGCAAAAGTAGTACCATAGTGATTTATATTACCATTTGATTCGATTTTCCATTTTACGCCATCGCCATAATCTAATTGAAAGGAATTATCAGTATTATATTGAACGTCCCAGAAAAGATTACCAAGATAATTTTGAAATCTTACGATAGAAGGAACATTACTATGATTTCGTATACTTACCATCTGACCACTACCTCTAGCGGTTATTCTCAGAGCATCATTAACTACACCATCTGCTTGAATATGAGTAAAGAAATTTGGATTATCAGTTCCGATACCAACTCTTCCAAGTCTTGTGATTCTCATTCTTTCATAAAGTCCACCATAATTAGTCCAGAATCCCAAATCTGCCATATTGGCTGCACCTGTGTGGGTGTCACATTTTATTCTTGCTATTTCAGTACCATTTTGTTGAGTAAAACTTATTTTTGCAGATGGTAAAGAACCATTATAATTACTTTTTGTTGAAAGTTCTAATGTTGTCTCAGTACTGGTTACAGACCTTATATGAAGAGCAGAACTGGAAGAACTGTCAACTTGTCCAAGAGTCACCGTTCCATCTGAGTTGATGCGAAGTCTTTCCGTATCACTAGTTCCAAATCTAATATAACCATTTTCTTGATTCCATATTGTTCCACCTTCATCACTGTTTATACCAAACAAACATCCATCATTACCACCAACTCCAGTAGTACTATTAGTAAATACCATGAAGTTTCCATTACTACTATCCTCATGCAAATGTAATTTTTGTTGTGGAGCATCCTCTCCGATCCCAACTTTACCATCTGATGTGATGCGAAGTCTTTCTACAGAACTACTGTGATTACCAGTGTGTATTTTAATACTTTGAGCACCATAGTAAATATTAAATTCCCTTAAACGATTAATATGAACTGCTTGATCTATCGCACCTGCACTGTGACTTAATCCAAATATCATTGCAGCACTAGATTCAGAAGCAATACATAAGTCTCCTGCTATGGAACCAGTGATATGAAAGTTATTTGCAGCAGCACGAGCAATAGCAGCATTATTTTGGAAACCTCCTGTAGGATGTGTTCCTAGATAGATACCAGCATTGCTACCTATGACTGCCATATCTGCATTATTACCAACAACTAATTTTCTATGAGGATTATCACTTCCGATACCAACACTACCATTTGCTGAGATGCGAAGTCTTTCACTACCTAATGTATACATTTCAATACCAGCATTTGCTACATTTCCAGCATGTAGTCTTGTGGTACCAGGATTAGATGAGTGTTCATTTCCATGAACTAACAAATATCCACCTCTTGTATCAGATGTAGAACCACCACCATTTATCATTATTGCTTTATTATCACTTCCATCACTCGTATTAGAACCAAATAATTGAATATTGCCTGATGTTAATATATTACCACTTGAGTCGATGCGAAGTCTTTCAGTGATGCCTCCACCAGATGGAGTTGTATGCATCGTTATGATACCATCATCTTTATTAGTT